TTAAAGATGCAAATAATTATTTTAAAGTTAGAAGACAAAATGGCAATGCAAATATAAACTATATTTTTTGCTACAATGGCACAGAAACAACAATTGCCTCTTATGCAATACCAGAAGCAGAACTAGTTGCTGGAATTAATATTGACCTATTATTACAAAATACAACAATTGTTGGCTTATCTGATTTCTTTTCAAGTAGATCATTATTAAAAATGTATGTGGGAAATGATCCATCTAATAAAAAGTTTACTGGAAAAATATATACATTTGGTATAGCAACAACAAAAAATTCTTTAGAGATATCTCATCATTTTAATTCAAACGGTCTTGCATCAATAAATATGTATTCTTCTCTTTTGCCACATACTGCTAGTTACACATTGTTGCCATTTAATGAGTATGGATCTTATTATTTAGATATTTCAGTTGCTGGATATTGGAGAGATTATTTACCATTGGATGCTTTAACATCACAAATTTTTGATTTAAATGGTAACACAGTTAACGATTTAGACTTTATTCAATTTAATATAGACTATCCATCACCATCAGATATAGCATCAACTGGACAAAGTTATTGGGTTAATTCATCATTATCTAATCAATACCAAACATCAGATAGTGATATTAGATCTTATGTTGCTTTTGACTATACAACAAATGGAGTTGCTAAACCAGACTCAGAATATACTGATGTTTCTGCAAAGCATTCTAGAATTATTGATTTAAATACAACTACATGGACAGATAAAAGATTTGAAGTTGTTGATGGATATTTAATTTATCCAGATAAAAGTGTAAGTTTTAACTTAATATCCATGATATATTTTATTAATTTTAAGATTAAAAGCGTACTTAAAAAACAAGCATTTGTAAGAAAGTTAGAGTTTGCTGCAAGATCATTAAAATATAACCAAAATACTGTTATTGGAACAAAATATGGAACAGACATTACTCCATTTAAAAAAGTTGGATTCTATAATGATTACAAAGGAAAGAATCCAATTATTATTGACAAAGAAACTCTTCCATATCTTTATTTGACTAGGAAAAGCGGAATAGAATTGAGAAATGGAACTAATGATGCAGAAAGAGGTATATCAATTCCAGTTTCATCTACAAACGTTTTATCTTTTTCTGCAAGCGCAATACAAATGTTTACTAGGTGTGATTTATATGCATTTCCAGAAACACCAGTTAAAATTTTTGAAATAGATTATGCCAATGATATTTTAGATTTTTATGTTAAAGCACACTCATCGGATGGACAAAGAGGTGTCATTTTTGCAAAACTAAGATCAACATCTTTAGAGTTTGTAGGTCTTTCTTATTATCTAAATGGCAGGGCAGTACGACAGCCAGTAATCAATATCCAAGAGTGGTATGTATTAGGTATGTCTTTTGATTCTGCACTAAGTTTTAACCAGTATAATGGTAAAATAAATTTAAAATATTTAATGATGTTTAATAATATTTCTGTTTATCAGGGTACTAATACGCAAATTATTCAAAGATTTATTTTTAATACCTGGCAAGAAATAGAAGATCAATATAACTGGGAAGATATAGATTATAGTACTTGGAACAATGTTTTAATTAAATCTTCAGATGTTTTATTTGTTGTTGATCCAAAACAAGTGTATAAATCATACATTGGAACCAACAAAGTTATTGTTGATGATGAAAGTGTTGAATTTAATCTTAAAACAGATAGTTTGAGATCATATTCAGACGTATCTTGGCAGAATTATATTATAACTCCAGCATAATATGGTATACTTATGGTTATGAATCAGCCTAAAAAAGAAAAAGTCGGCAAGTCTAAAATGAAGTTAATAGAAAAAGGCTACGATTGGGGCATGTATATTTGGATAAAGCCAAATGGAAAAGCATTTGGCGATGGTCATGGAAATCTTTTAAATATTCCATCAATGCGTGGAGATTTGCAAAAAATGGCTGAGTTAAGAAGAGCAGCAGAATATTATGGCTGTGAAGGTGGTCATGCAGAATTTCATCCAGGTATAAAAAGAGTTAGTGAAATGGAATATACAGAACAATTATCTAGAATGCGTGAAGGCTTGATTCCAAACATGAATGATCTTGGTGCTGTTTATGATGCACAACAAACATTAAAAGTACATGGAGAAGAGTAATGGAAGACTATATTGTAGGAGCATCAATTAGTGATGCAATAGAAAAAGCAGATGAGTTTAAAAAAAATGATCCATTTAATAAATCTTGGGATGAGTTAAAGGGCTTAGCAAATTTAGATCAAAACTTTAAGCGCCGTACCGTAAGAAATTTAAACAAGGTTGATACAACTCAGAACTATTTAAATAGTGCAAACTCTAGCCCTACAGGTATTGATAATGCTAAATCAAAAGCAATCAATCCAGGCGCTGTTATTAGAAATGGTTATGGATTATTTGATGTAATCACACCACCATATAACCTTTATGAATTAGCAAACTATTATGATACATCTTTTGCAAACCATGCTGCTATTGATGCAAAGGTAGAGAATGTTGTCGGTCTTGGTTATGACTTTGTAGTTGGATCACGAACAATGCTTAAACTTGAGAATGTTGAAGATGAAATGGCATTAGGACGTGCTAGAAAACGTATTGAACGTGCAAAAATTGAAATGCGTGATTGGCTAGAAAGTCTAAATGATGATGATAGTTTTACAAAAACAATGGAAAAAATTTATGTAGACATGCAGGCAACTGGTAATGGTTATATGGAAATTGGAAGAACTGTTGCTGGAGAAATTGGGTATGTTGGCCATATTCCATCAACTACAATGCGTGTTCGCAGACTAAGAGATGGATATGTTCAGATTATTGGTCCGTCAGTTATTTATTTTAGAAACTTTGGGGCAAAGAATCAAAACCCAATTACAACTGATACAAGACCAAACGAGATTATTCATTTCAAACAGTATTCTCCATTAAACACATACTATGGAATTCCAGATATTATTGCAGCACTTCCATCTTTAATTGGAGATCAACTTGCTGGTCAATACAATATTGATTATTTTGAAAACAAAGCAGTTCCAAGATATATCATTACACTTAAGGGTGCAAAACTAAGTGCTGATGCAGAAGATAAAATGTTTAGATTTTTACAAACAGGTCTAAAGTCACAATCGCACAGAACTTTGTTTATTCCACTTCCAGGAGATTCTGATACAAACAAAGTTGAGTTTAAGATGGAGCCAATTGAGAATGGAATTCAAGAGGCATCGTTTAATGAATATAGAGTAAGAAATCGTGATGATATTTTGGTTGCACACCAAGTTCCAATTTCAAAACTTGGTGGTTCTGATAGCGGATCAATTGCATCTGCTTTGGCACAAGACCGTACATTTAAAGAGCAAGTCGCAAGACCAGCACAACAAGAACTTGAAAAACTTATTAATAAAGTTGTTCGTGAAAAAACTGATATTCTTGAACTCAAGTTTAACGAACTTACACTTACTGATGAAATCGCACAGTCTCAAATTCTTGAAAGATATGTAAAGACACAAGTTATGATGCCAAACGAGGCTCGTGAAAAGTTAGGTCTTCCACAACATCCAGAAGGTGATACTCCATTTGTTATGTCTCCAAGACAAGCAACAGATTCCAGAGCAAATCTTGCAGGCAATAGACAACGAGACACAGAAAGAACAAACAATAACTCTGACTCTCCCTCCACAGTTTCTGGAAGAAATCCACAAGGGGAAGGTAGGTCATCCACATAATATCAACAAAGTAATAAAAATGTTGATATAATGGATGTGATATGAGTATCATTTCTAAATCGCATTGGTCAACAGAGGGTGAGAATGTTCGCCTATCAATGCCATTTGCCAAAGTAGACAAGGAACGCAGAATTGTATCAGGTTTTGCGACTCTTGATAATCTAGACAGACAAAACGATATTGTTTTAACTGAGGCTAGTTTAAAAGCATTTTCAAAGTTTCGTGGCAACATTCGTGAAATGCATCAACCATCTGCAGTAGGAAAGATGGTTTCATTTAAAGAAGATAAGTATTTTGATCCAGACACAAAGAAGTTTTATTCTGGTGTTTTTGTTTCAGCATATGTTTCGAAAGGCGCACAAAATGCGTGGGAGAAAGTATTGGATGGAACATATACAGGTTTTTCAATCGGCGGTAGAATGAACAAGTGGGACGATGGCTATGATGAGAAAGCAGATAAGCCAATTAGAATTATTAAAGAATATGATTTAGTAGAACTATCTTTAGTAGATAATCCAGCAAATCAATTTGCAAGTATTCTTTCTATTGAAAAAGTAGATGGAAAAGATGTTGTAAAAGGTGAAATTTTAGATGTTGTTGTTGAAAACGTATTTTGGGATAAGGATTCTGGTTTGGTAATGGTTTCAGAAAATGACTCTGAGATTAGTCCAACAACTGGAAAGCAAATGAAAAATATAGGTTTTGTTGAAAAGTCAGATACTGACAAGGTTGACATGATAAAGTTCTTAGTTGATAGTGCCAAAGGTATTAGTACAACTGAGATTCAAAAGGAGGTAAGTCCTATGACAGAAGATACAACAAAAGTTGTTGACAATGTTGAGGTCGCTCCAGAGGCAACAGATACCACTGTTACCAAGAGTGCTGACGAAACTGTTGCTGAAACAGTAGTAGAAAATGCAGTTGAGGCAGTTGTTGAAACTGAAGTAGCAAAGTCTGAAGAAGTAGTTGAGACTGCGGTAGAAACACCAGCAGAAGAAATTACTAAATCAGCAGAGGCTGCAGCAGTTGAAGCAGTTGCCGAGATCAAGAATACTCTTGAAAATGCCTTTGGCGATCTAGCAGCAACCATTAAGTCCTTGAATGAGGAAACAATTAAAATGTTTCAAGGTCAAGTTGCTGAACTAAGTAAGTCTATTCAAGCCGTCTCCTCTGAAGTTAAGGGAGTTAAGGATGCTTACAATGAGTTTGGAAAGAGAGTCGATGCCGTTGAGCAAGACACCGCTTTCCGCAAGTCTGGCGATCTAGGCGAGATCGTACAGGAACCAGAAATGGTTCAAAAATCCCTATGGGGCGGTCGTTTCCTCGCAACCGACCTATTCAGATAAGGTAAATTCACTAGGAGGTGAACAATATGTCGGAAGAAATTATAAAGAACCAACCAGGTAGTGGTGGCGCATCAGATTCTGGGTTATTTAACGCAGATGGTGGCTTCGCTTCTGGAGGCATTGGTGGAGTTTCCTCACCAGGCGCAGACACTTTGGGTAATATCCCAACTGCTGCTTTTGGTGTTACAACTGGACCAAATGCTGTAAATCCTTCGGGATCTGCTGCTAGTGGAATTCTACGACCTGAACAGGCACGTCAATTTATTGATTATGTCTGGGATGCTACAGTTCTCGCTAAGGATGGCCGTAGAGTCACAATGCGAGCCAACACAATGGAACTTGAAAAAGTTAACGTTGGTGAGCGTGTACTTCGCGCTGCTGCACAAGGCGATGGTGCTTACACAAACACTGGAGCCACATTTACAAAGGTAGAACTTACAACAAAAAAGATTCGTCTTGATTGGGAAGTAACTACTGAAGCACTTGAAGACAATGTTGAAGGTGCTGCTCTTGAAGACCATCTTGTTCGCTTGATGACCAATGCATTCGGTAATGATATCGAAGACTTGGCTATCAACGGAGATGGATCCACAGGAAACTTCCTTTCAATTATGGATGGTTTCCACCACATGATTACAACCAATGGAGATGCACACGATGCAGTTCTTCCTGCGGTTACATCAGATAACTGGACAACTCCAGTTATGCAAGGTATCATCAATGCAATGCCACGTAAGTATCGTGCCCTTAAGAACAATCTTAAGTTCTATGCTGGTACAGATGTGTTCCAAAGCATTGTCCGTAACAACGGTACACTTGCCGATGCTATTTCTGAGGCTTTCTCAAGCCGAATTGGTAGCACTCAAGCAAACCGTCAAGCATACCTTGATGGTCAAGGACAAACATTCGGCGGTGCCCGTACCACTCGCGTACTTGGCGTTGACGTAATGGAAGTTCCTTACTATCCAGCAGATTATGTCGACTTGACATTCCCTGCAAACCGCATCTGGGGCTTCCAGCGTGACATCACTGTTAATCGTCAGTATCAACCAAAGAAAGATACTATCGAATATACAGTATTTGTCCGTTTCGGTATCCAGATTGAAGAAGAAGATGCAATTGCCTATAAGGACATTGCTGCTTCCTAATCATTAAGGTAATTAAATTGGGCAGGGGATTCGTCCTCTGCCCTTTTTAACAATCTGTTATAATAAGATGGTAATTAAAAGGAGCAACAATGCCACCAGTAAAAAAAGCAGCAGTATCAAATCCACAAAAAGATGCGATTGATCAAACAGTCATTTACTCTGACAAAAACCTATATTTTGAGGGATATGGTCATATTGATAAGGGATTTTCTGTAATTAAAAAAGACAATTTAGATATATTTTTACAATCCAAAGCCGTAAGAGAGGTTAGTGCCGTTGAATTAGCAAAACACTACGGCAAAGATAAATGAAACTATTAAGAATTCCTCCATACCCGCTAAGTATTTCCTATGATGTTCCAGCAGCATCTACTACTTATACTTTGATTATTGAAGAATCAGATACACATGTTGTATTATTAGAAGAACAAATTACATCTACCGCAGGTAAAAAACTTAACTATACATTTGAAACAGATGATTGGCATTTATATGATGATACATATGCACTAAGAATTCAAGATTCAGATGATGATATTGTTGTAGAAGACACTCTTGATATTTCAAGACCATATGTAGATCCAAACACACTAGGAACAACAGCATCTGAAATTGCTGCAAAACAAACAAATGAACTACTTGCAAGAATCATTATTGATTCAATTACTGGTGGATTTTATTATACAAAAGAAACTGTTGAGCAAACTGGTTTAGGTACAGACTATGCCCCATTAAAAATTAAAGCAAGAAAGATTTTGAAGGTTTATCAAAACAATGTTCTTTGGTATGACTCATCTTTAGAAACTCCAGCAATATATGGAGTTACCTATAAATTAAGCGATAACAAAACTGCGATTGTTCAAGAAATTGAAGGTGCATATAATAGAGCAGACCAGGCTCCAATATTTATGCCAACAGCACAGTCAGATTGGCTAGGTCCAATTGGTTGGGGAACAACATTTTCAAGAGGTGCAGACTTTACATTTATTATTGAAAGTGGATACAAAGTAGTACCATTAGACATTCAAGAAGCAACATTAATGTTAATCAATGATATTGAATGTGGTAAGTTAGACTATTTCAAACGATACACCTCGTCATATAATACAGATCAATTTAGAATTGGTTTTGATAAAAGATTATTTGACGGCACAGGAAATTTGTTAGTTGATAAAATACTAGAAAGATATACAAGCACACTGGTTATTCCTGGAGTTTTATAATGTCATGCGACACATTAGACTTTATGTATCCACTTCTTGCAGATGTATACCATCCAATAGTTGATCAAAATTTGTATGGACAAATAAAAAAACAATGGGTTTATGATAGAAGTATTGCCGTTTCTTTTGCTCCAGCAGGCAGCGCAATGGAAGAAGATCTTAAAGCAAAGCCATTTGTTAAACTAGAAAACATGTTAGTTGGAAGAGCAAGATGTGATATTAGAATTTCTAAAAATGGTGATAATAACTCATTAAGCAATATTCTTATTACAAATATTAGAAATAAATCAGATGAACTTGTTTATTTGGAAACATCTGGAGAAAGAACTGGAAAAGGAACAATATATGAGATTGCAACACAAGATCCATTTATCGACCCATTTGGAGATATATCTTATCATAAATTAGTAATAAGAAGAACTGAAAATCAAGGTGTTGAAAATTGATTGCAGTAAGGTATAATACAAAAGAATTTCAAAAAACAATGAATAACATAGTTGATTATTCTTTTGGTTTTATTGATGGTACAAATAAAGGAAAACAAATATTTTTTAATAATTTAGGAAAGCAGATAATTGAGGTTTTAAAAAAATATATAGATATAAGTGCAAGAAATAATCCAAGAGC